CAACACGGTTTTAAGTGCCTCCCCTACATTTACTGGGACACCTCTTGCGCCCACTGCTTCTTTTGGCACATCCACCACACAGCTTGCAACCACAGCGTTTGTTCAGGCAGCGCTTCAGGCACTGCATCCTGTTGGCTCTATTTATATTAACGCTACCAACGCAACGAATCCGGGCACACTGCTGGGCTTTGGTACTTGGACGGCTTTCGGCGCAGGGCGAGTACCTGTTGGTTTCGACGCAGGCAATGCACTGTTTGATACGGCTGAAGAAACCGGCGGCAGCGCTAATGCCACATTACCAAGCCACACGCACACAGCATCTTCTTCCGTAAGTGATCCGGGACACAATCACTCTATTGTTTTTCAGCAAGATGGTTTGGTGTTTGCAACGGGCGTTGGTTCTACTACGCACCGCATTAATGATGGTGCGCTTATTGGTAACGGAGCAGGGCCATTGGTTTCACTTACCGCTACCACGGGTATCACAGTTTCCACAACCAACAGCACAGAAGGCGCAAGCGCAACTAACGCCAACTACCAGCCGTACATCACGGTTTATATGTGGAAACGGACTGTGTAAATTGTGGACGCGCTACCGTCTCAACCGCCAGTGGCACAAGCCCCCGCGCCCGTCTTTGAGTGCGTGAGGTGGAGTTGGTCATCTGACCGCAAAGAAGTTTGGTGTCTCCAGTGGCGGGAAAAAGGCAAACCTGAACCTAAGAAGGTAGCGGAAAGTGATTGACCCCCTAACAGCCCTAGCAGGCATACAGGCAGCGGTTGCGCTCATCAAGAAGGTCAGCAAGACTGTTGATGATGTGTCGTCTCTTGGGCCTGTGCTGGGCAAGTACTTTGATGCGAAGTCCACCGCCACCAAGGCTGTTGTTCAGGCCAAGAAGTCCAAGTCCTCAATGGGCACTGCTATCCAGATCGAGATGGCGCTGGATCAGGCCAAGCGGTTTGAAGATGAGTTGCAGCTTTTGTTCATGCAGGCCGGGAAAATAGATGTCTGGAACCGCATCAAGTCCAGAGCAGCAGCGATGGATGTGGAGTCTGCTCATGATGCACGGCGTGAACGCGAGGCTGCGGTCAAGCGCAAACAAGAGATGGACGAGGTTGTTGAGTTGGCGTTGCTGGCGGTCATCTTCTTCAGTTTGGTCGGGGTGATCTTGTATTTCACCATTGGCATCCTTGAGCAGCAAAAATGAGCGACGAGCGTTTAAACTTAGTTGACAAGGTGCTGGCGTATGTCAGCAGCCCGTTCCGTCTTTTTGCGATGGTGCTCATGGCAGTCCTCACGTTTGCGGGGTACTTTGTATATACAAACCAAGAGTTGTTGATAGGGGCGTACAAGGAGTCCAGAAAGATTCCCAGCATCGCTGAAGACCGCGTAGAAGACGCAGCAGCTCATTTGTTTAAACAGTCTGGCGCACAGATCGTGGCGGTGTTTAAAGTCAACTCGATGTTTGGCACACGCATCTTGCACCGGGCCTACGCAAAGGACGGCAGGGATAAAACGAACGACGGGTTGGACGTGGGGCTGTTTACACAGAACGCAGGCAACAATTCGGATGTGGTCAAGCTCATGGCAAACGAGATTCCATGCAGCGAGTACAAATCAGCGCAGTCGGAAATGGGTTTGTGGTACATCGCCAAGGGCGTTACCTATACGTGCCGTATCAGTGTCCCGCCGGAGCCGGGCAGGTTTGTTGGGCAGATTACAGTCGGATGGGCTACCCAGCCTGAAGACATGGACAACACCCGCGCCATGCTTCAAATTGCAGCAACCATGCTTTCAAGGAGTAAACAGTAATGGATTGGTTAAAACAAATTGCGCCGACAATTGCCACGGCAATGGGTGGCCCACTGGCGGGGATGGCCGTGTCGGCTATCTCCAAGGCAATCGGCGTGGACCCAGACAAAGTTGGCGACCTGATCTCCAGCAACAAGCTGTCAGCCGAGCAAATTGCTCAGGTCAAGATGGCTGAGATCGAGTTGCAGAAACAAGCGCAGGAGCTTGGCCTCAACTTTGAAAAGCTGTCTGTAGAAGACAGGAAGTCTGCGCGTGACATGCAGGCCGCTACAAGATCAATCGTGCCACCTGCACTGGCTGCAATCATCACCGTCGGGTTCTTTGGCATTTTGGGAATGATGCTTTTTGGCAAGGTTGACGGCAGCAACCCAACGATCTTGATGATGCTGGGCAGTTTGTCCACCGCTTGGACGGGCATCATTGCTTACTACTTTGGCTCCTCTGCTGGCTCACAAGCCAAGACAGAACTTCTTTCTAAGGCTCCAGCAATCAAATGACTGAAGACCAACTTGAACAAATGCACATCGACCCGTCATGGCTTGAGCCGCTGACGGCGGCGTTTAACCGCTTTGAGATCAACACCCCTGAGCGCCAAGCCGCGTTCATTGGCCAATGCGCCCATGAGTCTGCCAACTTTAAGACGCTGCAAGAGAACCTGAACTACAGTGCTAAGGGTTTAAACGCTACATGGCCCAGTCGATTCCCGTCTGAGGACGCGGCTCAGCCCTTCCATCGCCAGCCTGAGAAGATTGCCAACAAGGTCTACTCTGGCCGGATGGGCAACACCGATGAGGGCGATGGCTGGAAGTTCCGTGGCCGTGGCCTCATTCAGTTGACCGGCAAAGACAACTACCGCTTGGCCTCAGACGCCTTGGGTGTGGACTTCGTCAAAGATCCCGACCTTGTGCTGACCAAAGAATACGCAGCCCTGACCGCAGCTTGGTTTTGGAACAAGCGCAGTTTAAACAAAGAAGCCGACGCCAAGGACTTCACAGGAATGACAAAAAAGATAAACGGTGGGATAATTGGCCTCGCCGACAGGGTTGCGCACATCAACTCCGCCCTTAACGTACTAACTGCGTGAGGTAAGCGTGACGCTACAGAAACTCCAGCTAAGACCGGGAATCAACAAAGAGTCCACAACTCTGGCCAACGAGGGCACTTGGTTTGAGATGGACAAGGTGCGCTTTCGTTCCGGCTTTCCTGAGAAGATTGGCGGCTGGGTTGCTGATACAGGCACCGCCGCCACAACCACTTTACCGCCTCCTACGGGATCTTTCTGGGGCGTCTGCCGGTCACTGTTTAACTGGATCACGCTGTCTAGCTACAACCTGTTGGGTATTGGCACAAACCTCAAGTTTTATATCCAGAACGGCACGGGTGGCTCTTTCTACGACATCACCCCCATACGCAGCACCACCGCTGCCGGGGATGTAACGTTTGCGGCCACCAATGGCTCAACTACCCTGACGGTTACAGATGCCGCGCACGGGGCGCAGGCTGGAGACTTTGTTACGTACAGTGGTGCAGTCAGCCTCGGCGGTGTAATTACCGCTACCGTGCTTAATGCAGAGTATCAAGTAGTGGCCGTCACCAGTAACAACGTTTACACCATAACCTCTACCGTTGCAGCAAACGCTTCGGACGTTGGCAATGGCGGCAGCGCTACCGTGGGTACGTACCAAATTACAACCGGCTCGGATGTTTTTACGGTCAATGTAGGCTGGGGTGCTGGCGGCTGGGGTGGTATCACCACCGGATATACAAGCACGGGTTGGGGTTCGCCAGCACCCGCTGGTGTGGGTCTCGGCTCTCAGCTTCGCCTGTGGAGTCAAGCTAATTTTGGGGAAGACTTAATCTTCAACCCACGGGGCGGAGGGTTGTATCTCTGGGAGGTCAACGCCAACCCAAACATTTTTGACCGGGGCACACTGCTCACCACCGGGGACACCCCAGACATTTGTAACTTCGTCATGGTGTCCGACTCCTCACGGTTCGTCCTCTGTTTTGGTGTAAACGACTACGGCTCAGCCGTACAAAACCCCATGTTGGTGCGTTGGTCAGACCAAGAAGACTACACCCAGTGGACACCCGCCATCACCAATCAAGCTGGTAGCTTCACGCTTAGTGAAGGCTCAGCCATTATTACCGCTTCGCAGTCGCGCCAAGAAATTTTGGTTTGGACAGACTCTGCGCTGTATTCAATGCAATACCTTGGCCCCCCATATGTTTGGGGTTTTCAGATTCTTTCCGACAATTTGTCTATTGTCAGTCCAAATGCAACAGCTACCGTCAACAACGTCACCTACTGGATGGGCATTGACAAGTTCTACATGTATTCTGGACGGGCAGAAACTCTATATTGCCCCATTCGTCAGTATATTTTTAACGACATTAACATATCTCAAGCGTTTCAGTTTTTCTCGGGCACCAACGAGGGATACAACGAGGTCTGGTGGTTCTACTGCTCCTCCGGTTCTACCGACATTGACCGATACGTGATTTACAACCATTTAGAAAAAATCTGGTCTTACGGCAATCTTGGAAGAACGGCTTGGCTGGACTCGCCGCTGCGAGATTCTCCAATGGCTACAGGATATAACGGGCAGCTTATATATCATGAAAGCGGCGTAGACGATGGCACGACCAATCCTCCAACAGCCATCACATCTTTTTGCCAATCTGCCGACATCAACATCGGGGATGGGCACAACTACGGGTTTGGTTACCGGATGATCCCGGACGTGACGTTTAACGGCTCTACGGTAAACAATCCCGCAGTTACCTTTACGCTGCGGCCTCGGCAAAACCCGGGTTCAAACTACAGCGCATCGGCAACCCCTGCGGTCACCAGTACGCAGAACTACCAGTCCACCCGCAATTACGAGGTGCAACAGTTCACCGAGATCGTGTATGTACGTGTCCGTGGGCGTCAAATGGCGTTCCGGATTAGCTCAAGCACCCTTGGGGTGCAGTGGCAGTTGGGCGTGCCTTCCATCGACATACGCCCAGACGGACGGAGGTAGACATGAGTCAAAAGAACGTCCGCGCCCCCTTTTTACCCGTTGCTCCCACAGAGTACGATGATCGGTACATCAACCAGCTTCTGAGCATTCTGCGGCTGTATTTCAACCAACTTGACAACGCAGGCCCAATGACGGCCTCCACAGAGCGAGTTGGCGGGGATATTGTTTCGGGCTTGAGTTTTTCCCAGCCAGATCCAACAGCCCCCAACACCTTCACGGTTAGCTTGCCAACGCAGGCAGACTTAGGTAGCCTTCGGGTGGGGGACATCTACTACGACACCTCCGCCAGTAACGTGCTGAAAGTAAAAGTATGAACTATCCAATGCAATCTTACGGTCTGGGCGGTTTAAACACCGTGCAGAACATGTCCGACAGAAACGTAGCTGAAACTCTGATGGCAAATGGCGGTCAGCGCTTTGCCGGAGGAGGCATTTCCAATATTCAGAGAATGGCCGCTGGCGGCATTCCACGATACACGTATGACCCGATCACAGGAAAATACACTCCGGTGGACGCAGCAACGGCGGCGGTTACGGGTGACTCTGTGCCAAAATACACATATGACCCCATAACCCAGCGCTACACACTGGACACAAGCACTGAGAAGAAAAAGGAAGAAGGGGTTGCTGATTCTGGCTCGGGCGGTGGCGGCTCTGATATTGTTGATGGAAATACATTTAGCTCGCGTTCACCCGCAGAGCGAGCCGCATATTACGCTGAAAACCCCAATATGGGGGCGGTGACAAGAGGGCTTCAAGGGATTTTTGGACTTACATCACTTGGTATGGCTCAAAATTACTTTGACCCTAGCATCCAAACCAACTCACGTCTAGAGACACTGGGCATCAACCCTGCCGCATATCAGAACGCAAGAGATAATTTTAGAAGCACTGAACTTGATTACGCAAATGCAGTTCAAGCTCAGGCTGTGGCTGAGGCTCAATACGCTAACAGTGGTTTGAATGCCATGTCCGGGCGCCAAGAGTCTCAAATGAATGCTGGCCCGGATTTTGGAGGTGTAGCACAGTCGGGTCACTCAAGCTCTTTTGATGGTTCAACTGTCTCGGACACCGGCAACACTCCCGGCGGCGGCGGTGCTGAAAGCGAAGCCCGTGGCGGTTTAAACCTT